AAGTATGCAATTTGATTTGCACTTAGTAAGATAGTTGCAGCACTTGCTGCACCTGTAGTGTTAAGCACGGTTACGTTAGCTGAGATAACTCCGTTAATTCCCTGCAGTGCTGAGGTTACTGCAGACAAAGCAATAGTGTCACCAAAAGTATTGTTGTCATAGCTAAACATGCCGCCCGTACCTAGCATAGCCTCATAGGCTGCTAGCTTTACATCTGAATTCTTATAGGCAGATGATACGTTTAGGGTTGCTGAGATATACACAGGGACATACTGTGGAGGCAAGATAGTAGTTGTTGATCCTACTAAAGTATTGTTAGCTAAAGCATTTGCAACATTTGTCTGTAGCGTTGTCCAAGCAGGGGTAACTGTTTGGTCAATGGCGTATCCTCCAGCAATAAGAGATGCTGTAGTGGTGTTAGCAATGGTAAAGCTAAATGGTGCTGTAGTAGTTACTCCAGTAATTACTGAGCCTGTGGTGTTATATCCAGAAGGGTTCATGCCCGTAATAACTACAGTATCTCCAGTTGAGAACTGATGTGCGTACAAGGTGTAGTAAGTTACCGCAGAACCAGTAGTAGTAACTGAAGCAATAGTAGCTTGTGGGAATCCAGGGGCAGCGCTATTATCATTCATAGGTTGGATGTATAAGCGAACAGAAGAATAAACGCTTGCCATAGCACTGGCTTTTCCTACACCAGAAACTGTTAATGCAAGGTTAGCATAGTCAGCCAAAGTAACGGCTCTTCCCTGAGCTGCCAAGGCAGCTTTAATCTTTTTCTTAATCTGAGTAGCGTCATCCCCATCAGTTCCACCAGTTGCTGGGCCGGCGTTTATTACTGTGAAGTATGTTGTAACTTGTGGGTCCAAGTTTCCAGGTACAAAGGTTAATGAATTGATTGCGCCGGAGTTAATATTTCCTGCAGCTCCTACGCTTGACTTGTAGAGGCAGCTTACAATCTGTCCGGCAGGAGGAATATAACCATTAACGTTATCTCCAAAGACAATGTCTACAGACCCATCTGCATTTCTTGCTGTAGTAAATACTGTGTCTGTTGGGCCCCACTCAAGAAGGTTATCTACATATGTCCACGTGGTAAACGCAACACCTTGTCCAACGTATACGTTAATAGAGGAGTCAACTACTCCCAGATCAATAATAGAAAACAGTTGGTTCTCTAAACCAGACGAGGTTCCTAGATTTGCAGGCAGAGGCTTGTTGTATGTTGGATCAATAAGGTCAGGACGATCTGTATTAACCGTCTTTCCTTCTTGAGCTGGAAGAGTAATACTGGCTCCGCCAGAAACTGCAGTTGCTCCAGTAGTTACTTCAAAGTAAACCTGTGAGTATGGCCCAAATGATAGGGGAGCCATAACCTGCGTGCCTACGGGAATATCTATGGCATTAGAGGTGTTGTTAGTAAAGGTTACGTTAACTACTGCAGGCGTTGGTCCAGAGACGTGGTAGTCATATAGGCCAGCTAGGCTAAGAAGGGTAGAGGACTGGACTGCGGTATCAATGCTTGCCTCATTAGCAATGCGGTCTAGATAGTGAGACATGACATCGCCCATATACGCAAAAGCTTCAATAAGCACGTTGCCTAGGTCTGAATAATCTGTAGGATCCCAAGAGGTGTTAGTCCTCTGACCAATCAAAGTAATTAGGTCATTCTTTAGAGAAGCAAAGTCCCTAGAGGTATAGTCAATTTGCATCGTTATCCCGCAATCGTTCCGTTGTAGTTAAGTAGATTACTGTTAACAGTAACATTGGTAGTGGTATCGTCTGGCAAAGTAAGTTCTAAAGTTACGTATTCAATACCTTGTCCAGAACCTATGCCAAACAGAACATTGTTAACCTTGACCTCTGGAATCCAGGTAGCGATTGCTGACCGGATAGCTGCAGAGATTGCTGGCTGTGCCTGATTGTCATTTTCAAAGAGTGATGTACTCCAGTCTACGCCATAGGTAGGAAGCATAGGGCGCTGTCCAACACTAGTTGATAGAAGGGTCAAAACTCTATCCAAGTATATCTTAGGCGCATTACTTGTAGACCCTACAACCCCAGAGGTGTCTAGGGTATATGGGTAGTTAATACTAACACTCATGGTTGTACTCCGATCCATACAGGGTATTCAGGATCCCCAGCTTGAAACATTACCCAAACGTTTTGTCCAACTTTAGGTAGTACTGGAAGAACCGGCGTGCTCTTAGGAACAATAGTTAGGGCAGGAATAGATACTGAACCGCCTTGTGGATCTGCTGCAGTAGTGGCTGTAGTTGTTAGGGAAGCAGCTACTTGCGAAGCTAGATGTGTCATTGGTATACAGGCCGGAATCCAGTTTGTAATCTGTGTGCCATGAATCTGTGGGATCTGGACCTGAATCCTATATTTATTAATAGGGTCTGAAATGCTAGTTACAACAGCTGAGTATATTCCGTAGAATCGGTGGCGGCCCTGAGCATCAAGACCGTACTCTGTATCTTTTGGCAAAGTCATCGCAGAACCTTTCCATTGCTCTTAGAGACCCATTGTACAGTTCTTTTCACGTTCTTTAGATTAGGTGCCTTACCTTTGCTAGTTCCTGAGACAGCAGGCACGGCAACCGGAGAAGTTGAGACTATAGCAGTAGGCTCACTAGCACTGCTTACTGGATCTAAGCTATTAGCATTGGGAGACAAAGAGTACTGAGAAAGCTGAGCACCGGAAGAGGTTAAGGACTGTCCAGCTAGGTCGCTTTGAATATCCCGAACCTGAGAATTCTTTGCTGCATTCGGGTTAGTATCTCCTATAACATCTGTGCCTACTTCAACCTTCATGGTGTACTTGGCTGGGGCACCACCAAAAATATGTCGAACAGATAGAACAGTCCAATAACCTGACATACCATTTGGTAGACCATCTAAATAGATAGGGTCATATGGGCGAAGGTCTGCGTTACCTACAAGGATTACTTCCGCCCTATGCTGGTAACGATGAGCCTCAGAATAATTCTCAGCAATTAACTTAGACTCAGTAAGGCTAGTAGATACCTCATAAACATGGTGCTTTTGATAGCTAGCTTTTGGGGTTGAATTAGGAGTGTTGTTTGAAAAGTTGCTCATTTTTTAAAGTAACTTTCATTAGGAATAACAATGCCTGGGTTAGTAGGAAGAGGTCCTTTATGAGGATGCTTAGACTTAATAAGCTTACCACTTTGCTTATCTGTTCCCGCAATAACTCTATCAACACGTATTCCCATCTCAGGGGATTGATCAGAAATTATAGGCTGGAATGCTAGGACTGTTCCAGTCATACGAAGTTCTCTTGGGGTTACACCAGTAGTCTCACTATCAACATATTTAAAGTAAGGTGCGCTGTTCTTTTTATTCTGAAAGATTTTATCTTTAGATACAAAAAAGATTGTGGTATTTTCAACTAAGAAAGCAAACCCACTGACCTTAGCTAAACGAATAAACCATTGCCAGTAGCTCTCACCGGTATGGGCAATGCTGTCTTTTACACGGCCATGCTTTTGAGTAATTACCTCAAAGCCTTTTGACTTTCCTGCTGCAGTAACTGCCTGGTCAAAGGTCATGTTCTTATAGATCTTTTGATCAGTGTCTTTAAGAATAGCCGATGCCCCAACGCACACAATGTCTGTATTACCACCCTGGTGTGTATTATCCTGGCTTACGTGATTTACATACCCATGCCAAGTAGATGTTAACTTACCTGAACTAAAAGAAAAAATAACAGGGTCGTTAGAAACAATCGCCCCTCTTTTAAGCAAAGGCTTACCCTTAAAGTGCAGGACAAGACGATCATGTTGTTCAATATCTTGATGTAATTCTGCACCAATAAGTAAAAGATCCATATCAGGTGCTTTAGGAAAGTTAACAAAGAATGAACTATCGGCAGCATTAGAATGCCAAACAAAGTTTTGCTGTGCAGAAGTGTCTTGAGTAAAATTATTAGTTGCCATATGGAACCCTTATAACTGTTCCCGGCAATATAGAGAATGGATCAGAGATCTCCGGATTGATGTCCATAATCTCCCACCAGTATTTAGATCCACCACAATAGACAGCCGCTAAGTTTGCAAGACTATCCCCATCTTTCCAGGAGTATGTAAGATAGTTAACTGCTTTAGAACTTGGAAAAGCCCTGTATACAGAGATCTCATAAACCCCTGTGTACTTATTAGGGGTTTGTCCAAGAGGACCATCATAGTATCTAGATACACGCTCAATCATGGCTTTGTTCCTGTCGAAGAAGTTGCGCTTGTAACAGCATTGATAAACGCTGTTTCAGATACAGTCTTAACACTTCCAGTAGTATTAGTGCTATTCCAAATAGCAGGGTACCTACTAAAGGTAATGTTTACTACGCTCAATACAGGAACCATACGTAGATCAAAGATCATGTGGTTTACTGTAAGGTTAGCTACAGATCCAAAGTACCTTAGGTTATCGTTAAGCTGAAGCCAGCAAGGCATACCAGTAGTATAGCCAAAGTCTGCTGTAACTCCAGAACCACGATAGCTTTCGTCAAGCAGTAAGGCATTCTTACGTGGGTCTCCATTTAATACACGGTACAAAAACTCAACGTCATATTCAGTACCACGGTTTAAAATACCTTGGACATGCTCTTCTGAAAGTCCTCCGGTATTTGGGTATGCCCCAGCAAGATCACTTCCGCCTTGTGGATAGTCTCTTAAGTAGGACATATCAATAATGCGGTTTAAATAAAGCTCAAAGGTTACTGACTGATTGCCCTGTAGAAGAACAGACGGATCAGAAGAACCAAGGGTCCAATCTACGTTATTGCTTGCAGCAGTGCTATAAGAAAAGGTAGTGGGGTTATACATAAATCTAAATCCCCATTGAGGAGCGGTCTCACCTTTTCCAACAGCCAGGTTTTTAATATTATCTGGGTTGGTATTCAAAGCAGCGGCACCCTTAGGATCTTGAAATATCTTTCCCTGATTCCCTGCAGTATATTTAGAAACTACATCTCTAGCAGTAACTGCATCAAGCTGCGAACCATTATATGCATAGCCTGTAATTAGGTTAGAAATATAAGGTTGATTTCTACTAAAAATGTGAGGATATGGATTAAACCTAGCAGAAGGAAGATTGGAAGTATTAGTGTTTGTAGGTATGTTTGCATTTGATGGCTTTGTAGGTGCGGGGACTCTACCCGTAGTTTGGCCTTGACAGTCTGCAAGAATAATGTCGTGTATCTTTGTCTTAGCATCCGTAATGCCTTTAGTGTCTGTCTGCTTGACATTAAGATATGGGCCACTGAAGTACCTATATGTTGAGGAGTCGCCGCTCACGCCTGCAGTATACGTAGCCCAGTTATATGTTCCTGCGCCAGTCTTTTGATCATAGGTAGTTGATCCAATAAACAAAGCAAACCATTGTTTTTGACACTTGTCAAATACTACGCTTAGAGATCCACCGCCCCCACCATTTCCAGCAGTAGTCCATTCTTTCTTGCTTTCAATAAAGGTAGTAAAACCATTAGGGTAGGTAGGAATAGGTACGGCAGTGCCTACGGTTACAGTAGGTATTTGATTAAGAGCAGTAAGAGAAGTAATGTTTCCTACGCTGGTGTCCCCACCGTAAGTTCCTTGAAAGTTGTTTGGACTGAAGCTACAGTATAAGTTTACATAGTTAGTAATAGCCGTATTAGGTTGAAGAAGGCGGGTGCTAAACCAGTAGACTGCCCCACTAGATGGGCTACTTACAATATTGCTTGACCCACTATTTGTGTGAGCACCAATGTATGTTCCGCTTCCACCCGTATCAAAATACTTACTATCGGAACCAAAATCCATATGCAAACCGGTACCGACATCATTTCCTGTTAACCAGTAGTAGGTTTTGACGCCGCTTACATTTTTAATTTGATATACACGAACTAAATAATGAACAGTAAACCCTACCTGAACCTCAAACTTTGTTACAGTAGGGGTAGCTAGCTGAGAAACTGTTGGCTCAGCTTGAATCTGAATAAGGTTAGGATAAATTGATGGATCAAAAGTAGCACCACCTAGACTTACAGCCAAAGGTTCAGTGGTAGCAGATTGCTTCCAATCAACATAGGTCTGTACTGTATACCCATAAGAATATGTGGTTGCCATTAGATAGCTCCTCCAAGGCTCTTAAGCACTGCGCTGTTCTTCAATTCTTGACCCACCATACTTACTAGCCGCTTAGCTTCAGCTACGCTTGATTGAGCAATCTGTACCTTCATATTTAGGTTTACAACTACTGCCCCACCATGAGCAGAAGAGGTTACCACAGAAGGGCCACCTACACCAGTAGGCAGTCTAGAGGCAATAGAGGCTGTTCCTAGATCTCCAGTAGGTCCACCGTAACCTGGGATGTGTGTTCCCCAAGGCGATTGGTCTACCGCAGTAAGAACTGCTGCCGTATTGTTACCTGCAGTAAGCGCAGAAAGAATGCTCTTATAG